AGACTCTCCAGAAAAAGTTCCGGTAAAAGTAACAGATCTATCTTTTGTATCAATCGGTTGCTCAAAATAAGATGGTATTGATGGAGAGGAAACTAAAACTCCATTTGCTTTGACATTCGTGGTTTCAGATTGATTTAAATAAACATTTTGAATATTTGTCGAAAAATTAGATGCTGCAAAAGTATTTGACTTTACTTTTAAAATTTTTCTTTTAATAGTATAATTAACACTAGTCGATAAAGATCCTTGCCCTTTGATTAAAATTGATTTATCTGATAAAATATCTGTTATAAATGAATTTTTATCAATCAAGTCTGTGCCCGTGATGAAAATCTCATCACCTATTTTAAAATAATGATTAGTTTTTAAATTTACTCTATACGTGCTGTCTGAAGCATCAAATAAACTTATGGCATCTACCTCATATTTTGATGCTACATTATAAAACCAATTTTTGGATAAAAAGTCTCTTGCTCTTGATCCTAAAGTTTTAACTAAAATAGTATCATCTGAATCATAGTAATAACTTTCTATTGGTACTTGCAGATCTTGTATGACAGAGTTAATTCTAAGTTTTACTATATTTTTAGTTCTAACTGCAGAATATATCCCCACATTCTCAGATGAAAAATACTCGCCATATGCGTATGTGTTTATCCCAATACTTGACTTATCTAAAATTGTTTTAGTAATGCCAGAGCATCCATAAAACTGATTCAATGACTTCGAAGTGTAAGCGACCACTCCATTAGTGTTATCATTAAAAGTAACATAAAGTTCTCCTGTATTTCCAAATCCAACAGTAGAATCAACATCAAGTGTTGTTGGACCAGAGGATACTAAAATTTCTCCTCGCATAGAGGTATGATTCTGACAGACATAATAATAAGTGCCAGGTTCTACGCCGCTAGTATTCCACGAGACGGTTCCGACTTGTGCTCCATTATTTGTTAAAGTTCCAGTAGTGACGTTATTACTAGTCCCCGTAGTATTGGTTGTTTTGATTCTAAGTGGATGACCAGATGCATTTACATTGAATACTAAAATGTCCCCCACTATCACACTGAGAGTTGGATTACTCCCAATAGCATCACCAGTAAAAACATAGTTGCCTGATCCATTATTTGTTACACCATAAGTTTTTGTGGTGCCAGCACTTACAGTTCCGATTAGTTTTGTTTTTGGGTGAACAGAGAATGCTCCATAGGTCGCTCCATCAACTCCTGCACTTCTATTATATCCGGCATCAATACTTAAAGTATAATAAGTCTGACCCAACCCAGAAACATTTTTTACAATATTTCCTATTGGTGCATATGCTTTTGTAAATAAATTATTATATTCATTTTGTCTCAGTGTATTATTTTCGAGTTTTAGTGGATCCCCCTCTATTGCCTCTACAACCAGATTTTTTACAACTTGATAATTTGCGGATGAGGGAGTAAAAAGATAATCACTGGGTCTAATGACCTTTACATCTTCATTATACAATGATTTAAATAAAATTTCAAAAGATCTATCAGTTCCTCTAGTTGAATAAAAATCTTTAGATTGTTTTATAAAAAGATTTTGATTTAGTTGACTTGTTAACGTTCTATTTTCTAATCCTGGTAAAAATTGTTTTTTTAATTTAATTAAAAATTCTTTTAAAAATAAAACGCTTAGATTTTTTATCTCATCCCCTTTTTTAATTAAATTATTAGTTGGTCCATACTTACTACCCTGGTGTTCTGCAGAATTTGAAGATGAAAACGTCAATTCCTCTGGTTTGGTATTAGTAATATGAGTCGTTATACCACTAAAACCTCTAATACATCCAATAAAACCACTAGTCGTAATTCCAGTGTATGTAATAATTTCATCATTAATTTTTAAAAGTCCATATGAGCTTGGAAATCCTTTAGTTCCGCTCGGAGATTGACGTAGATCAACATTGATTGTTGTAGATTCAAATTCTAGATCATTTGATAATATTACACTATCTGATAAATTCGTGGTTTCGTTTAACTTAACATACTGATCAATGTTGTTGATAAGATCAATTGGGGCTCCCTGAAATTCTTGAGAGATGTAGTATTGTTTTAAAAATTCTGATATTAAAGGAAACTCCTCCCTAACATAAGATGGGAGTTGATTTTGAACTACATTGCTAAATTGAATTCTTTTTTCTGACATTTTATTATTTTATTCTTGATTAGTATCCAGATGAACCAGATGAACCAGATGAACCAGATGAACCAGATGATGATGTTGGTGCTGAGTAAGTTCCAGCAGCCACAGATGGAGTTGATGTGGTTGATACGGTTGATGTAGTTGATGTAGTTGGAGTTCCAGTTCCAGTTACAACTGTAGATGACTCAACTAACCCTCCAGGACGAACAAGAAGTCCGTTTGCATAACTTGAAGATGATATGTAAGTGGATGCTGATGGATCTAGTCCAGATGAAATGTTGTCTACAACCATATCAAAAATGCTATTACTAATATCTAGTTGTAAATATAAGTCCTGTAATCCTACAACGTCATTAGAAAGCGGAGAGGTTGAAATTTCTATGATTGTTTGTCCATCTTTTATTTTTCCTGCTTGAATGTTAACCGGATTTAAAGTTATAATTCCTTTTTTATAATCAATTTTTCCAACATTTCTTCTTATGACTGTTGGACTTGTAGAATTTGGTGATGGAACTGTAAAGAAGAAGAGAGATCCAGTTATTCTATTTGTATCTGGTAAATCAGACAGATAAACATTTTGTTGAATTCCTGCGATTCTAAAAGCACTTGATTTAATATTATAACCACTCACATTCTTAATATAAAATTCATTTCCAAATCCAATTTGATATTCTGCAAAGGTATTTAATGCCACTCTTATATCTCTTCTCATTTGAATCGTGGTAATATTCGAGGTCACAGATTCATGACTATTATCAATAATTCTCAAAAACTTACTATATTTAAATCTCGCGCCATATTTGTTTAGTTCTGATGATTCTGAATATTGAGATGCATTATTTTGTACAACTGTAGAAACATACTCTGAAGAAGGAGCTAGATTAGTGTTATAATAAACTCTTGAACTAACCTCCAAGAAAAGATATTTTAAGTCAAGAATTTCTGGCACAATTCCTGCAACTGCATATTTTTTGAGTTTAAGTTTAATATTTTCTTTAATCAAATTTGGAATAAAATCTCCAGTTCTTGGTTTGATGCTAATAAACACTTTTCCATATTGTGGAGGTATAAGTTCTTCCCCACCAAAAACAGAAATTGATTCTGTTTCTTGATAAATTTTTGCTGGTATAAGAGTTTCGTAGTCGTCTGCGGTTAAAACTCTGTTTTGAGATGCGTATATACGAGGTGCAAACTTTTTAATTGAATCAACAGACTCAATCTGTTCTCCACCTGATGCGATTAGACCGGTCGTGAGTAGAGAAATACCAGAGGTAACTGTATATTCAATAGAATTTCTAGTGTAAGTGAGTCTACCCGCAAATGTAAATTGACTTATTCCATTTGCGCTATCTCCATTCGTTATGATGTAGTTCGCAGTGATATAATTTCCTTCTTCTAATTTTTTTCCAAATATACCATCACCAAATAGTAATTCATATCTTTCATCCTCAATCTCTTGAAGATAATAAACATTGGAATTTGATTTTACTTCAAATAAACTATCTTGTAAACTATAATTAACTCTAGATGTTGAGGTTTCGTTTGATTTTACATTGACAGAAATTAAATCAGTATCGATACCAGCGTTTGGAAGTATGAATCTTTGGTTTGGATTTCTTTCACTATAGATAAAGTTTGATATTAATAAATTGCCCTCATAAATTTTAAGATCATTAAAAGATACGATCCCATTAATAACAGGGGCAGTAACATCTTCTAGAATCGAAAAAACAAAGGATTGATTTCCAAAAGCTCCAGATGTTGTGGCGACTGGACCTTTTTTAAGAGTGATTGTAGATGGTGGAGGTGTAATATTTGTAGTATCGATAAAGAAACTGACGGATGCTCTCGCTGCTTTTTTTGACTTGGGAACATAACCAATATTTCTTGCAAGCGCAACAACATTTTCTCGAAGTGTAGCACTATCAATAAACACTTCATTTGCAACCATATTTGCATTATATGAGGTGATATAAGTGTTGTATGCCAAAACATCAAGAATCGTGGAGAGATTAGACCCCTCAAAGTCGTAATCAGTGAAATTAGAGTTAGATTTTAAGTAATCTCTAAGTGTTGTCTTAATCTGATTAAAATCCAGATTAGCAAAATTGACTAATGGCATTTTTACCTAGTTGGTTGCAAAACGAATTGTA